TGAAGAAGAAGTAATGTTAAGCGGTTTCGCTTCTGCACCAACTAAACAAGAAGGTGCTGGAGTAGTGTTTGATACAGCAGGTGAAACTTTCACAGCTAGATACAATCACGAAACAATCGCTTTAGCGTTTTCAATCACTGAAGAAGCAATCGAAGACAACCTATATGACAGATTAGCTGCAAGATACACAAGAGCTCTTGCAAGATCTATGTCAAACACGAAGCAAGTTAAAGCTGCTAACGTACTTAACCAAGCACAGTTCGCTGCTGTTACTGGTGGAGACGGGGTACCGTTAATTTCTAACGCACACCCATTAGCAACTGGTGGAACATTTTCAAATGTTCTTACAGTAGCTGCAGACCTTAACGAAACTTCACTAGAGCAGTCGTTAATCGACATCGCTGGATTTGTAGACGAAAGAGGTCTAAGAATCGCTACTCAAGGTAGAAAGATGATAATTCCAAAAGAATTACAATTTACTGCTGAGAGATTAATGAAGTCTCCTCAGAGAACTTCAACAGCTGATAACGATATCAACGCAATCGCTTCAATGGGAATGGTACCAGAAGGATACTCAGTTAATAATTTCTTAACTGATACTGACTCGTTCTTCCTAATGACTGATGTACCTAATGGAATGAAACATTTCGTTAGATCACCAATCAAAACTGCGATTGAAGGTGACTTCGATACTGGTAACGTAAGATTTAAAGCTAGAGAAAGATATTCTTTTGGATTCTCAGATCCTAGAGCAATCTTTGGTAACGGAAACTTACCAACTAGCTAATAAATACAATTAGTATTAATTTAAAAGGGGCGGTGTTCACACTGCCCCTTTTTTTGTGTATAATAAAAAGACCTAGAAAATAAATTAATTTTGTAGACTGACTAGGCAGACGGTATAGAGACTACAAAGTTTAACCGCTATACAAGGAGAAACTATTATGGCAACAACTAACTTTTCTGGCCCAATAACGGCTGGTCAAATAAGAAATACAACAGGAACTACGCTTGGTCAAAATATAAAAAACATTGGTCAAGTTTTAATGGCTCAATCAGTAAAAGTAGATATTATTGGTGCTTCACACTTAAATCAAGTTTGTGCAGTAATTCCAGCAAATTCACAAATAGTAGATGTAATTTTAAACGTTACTACTGTTAATAATGATGGTGGTGCAGCAACTGTTTCAGTAGGAACAGTAGCGGATGGTGATGCATTTATAGCTACAGCTAATGTTAAAGCTTTAGCAACTACTCACGGTACTTTAGATACAGAAGCAACTAATGTTGGTGCAACTGACATACAAGTTCTTGCTGATTTCACAGGTGCTAACGGAGATGGTACAACTGGTGCAGCAACAGTTACTGTTTTATACATGCAGAATAATTCTGTTCAAGACGCAGTAGACTTATAATAATAAACTAGTGGCTCTCTTCGGAGAGCCACGAACTAGGAGAATTATGTTTAGAGGAGATATACAAGCTACAAGATCAACTGCTGCAGCAGGAGCTGCCGCAATTATTTCGCAGCCAATAAGATTAAAAGGTATTATAATTTCTAGTGATGGTAATGGAGCAGGTCTTTTAGAATTAACTACAACTTCAAATGCTGGTGACACTTTATTTATAGCTGATTTACCTACTGGAGATTTAGTTAATTTTTCATTTCCAGATGATGGAATTTTATTTCCAAAAGGAATTTTTTGTAAAACAAAAACAAATGTTGCAGCCTATACATTAATTACAGATAAATATTCTGGTCCCAATTTAACAGGGAGTAATGGGTAATGGGTGGTTCAAGTTTTTCATCAGACCAGTCGGTAGCACACGCAACAGCTACAGCTCAAATGGTTGCACAAAATAAAAGAGTAAGACTTACATCTATTCAAGGAAAAGGTAATAGTGCAAGTGGCTCAATTATATTTAGAAGTGGTGGTGCTACAGGAGATATTATTGCAACTTATTTATTTGGAGAAGAAGGTTTAGATATGTACTTACCTGGTAATGGAATTTTATTTTTAGATGGTGTTCACGCAACAATAGCAGGAACTGCTGGTGTAACTATAACATTTACTTAAAATGGACTTAGAATATTATTCAGATATTCTGAAATTAAAAAGAGGTGGTGATGTTCAACCACCTAAAACAAAAAAATATTTTAGATCTACTAAATCTGGTGCTGGCATGACTAAAGCTGGCGTTGCAAAATATAGAAGAGATAATCCGGGATCAAAATTAAAAACAGCAGTTACTGGTAAAGTAAAAGCTGGATCAAAAGATGCCAATCGTAGGAAGAGTTTTTGTGCTAGAAGTTTAGGACAAATGAAAAAATTTCCTAAAGCTGCTAAAGATCCAAATTCACGATTAAGACAAGCAAGGCGTAGATGGAAATGTTAGCTTATGTCTTATTTAAATGCTAATATACAACCTATATATTGTAAAATAAAAAAGGAGTTTTTATATGACCTTAAAGAACATCATGGTGAAAGTGAAGAATGTGTTATCTTCTCAATTACTAGTATATCAGGACGTGCAATCTTATTTAATATCATGTTACCAAACGGTGCGTGTTTTTGGAGATTGCCTATCTCAGCGTTTTTCCAAAAATCATATGATCGTGCCAATGTGCCAGATATGCAAGTCCACGAATTGGAATTGTGGAACTGTTTCAGCTATTGGCCTAGTGTCACTTGTTTTGATTGGTTGGATGGTTTAAAAGGAAAATTTTTAGGATTAGACAAAAAATTTTATCATGGCAAATATTTATTTACCATTGACTGGGCTCATCCAGATACTAATATATTGGATGTCGAACATTCTGAAATTCCTCAAGAACATAAGTGTGCACATATATTGGAGCTTGATAACGGTAATTATGCAGCTCAGCCTAATAATCGTATTTTGTGGCACTGTAATAGTTATACTACTGATAACAGTTGGCCTGACTATTCAGTACAAAGTACGTATTGGGATGCAGAAGACCCTAGCATGGTTACAGAAGATTCTAATAAAATGTTTTACGATATGGAAAAAGTAAAAGACGAAAAAAGAACATATGAGTCTTATAAAGATTATGCTCAAGATATGTCTTATGAAAATAATGGTAAAAAATGATTGATAAAATAATTTATAAAATATTAGGCTATCTAGACAATCTGATACAAAGAATAGATAATATAGTTATAAATAAACCTAAAAAAAAGAAAAAATGAATTTAGCAGATTTATTAAAAAAGAATTTTGTATTAGTACCTGTTGTTGCATCTGTATTGGTTGGAACATTTACTGGTGTTAGATACATTGTTAATTTAACAGACACTATCAATACTAATCAACAAGAAATTGTAGATCTTAAAAGAGATTTAAAAGTTGCAGAAGATAAAATTGTAGATCAAAATACAAGACTAACTTCTGCGGAGTCTACTTGGCAGATGGCAGAAAATTTATACAGACAACTAGCAGATCAAGTTAGAGAGCACGACTATGATATTAAGGATTTAAACAGGTAATGTATGGAGGTTCTCAGGATGAATTATTATTTTACAGGATTACTTGTTTTAGCTCTTACAATATTAGCTTTTTTGGTAGAACCTGCATATCCTAAAAACGAATATCTTAATGAGTATGGTGTAAGATGTGGTGAAATGGAAGTAAGCACAGAACAAAGAGATACTGATTATAATTATAGTGAGAGTAGTACAAACGAACAACAGTATTTAAGATTCACATACAGAAAATATTTAGGAACAGACTGTAAAACTTCAAAAGAAAATGTACAAATTAAACAACAGTTAGAGTTAATGAAGATGTGTGGTAGGGTTAATAGTAATCCAAGTCTTGCACAGAACGAAAATTTTAGATTGTTAGTTTCTAAATGTAGAGGTGTAACTCCTGCAAGAGATAATACTAGACCAACTGATTCAAAAAGTTTGTGGGATGATATGAAAGATGAATATAAAAAAGAAAACCCAGAAATCAATTTAATGGGAGATAAGTTCATAAAATCAAAGAAGAGTAAGTTGAAAATACCACCAAAAGACTTTATACTACCATTACCAAAACCAAAGATAGATGAACAATAAACCTTTAAATATATCTGAATCTGCATCTGTGCAAATGCCTATGAAAACGGTAGCATCGTTGATTATACTGGTCGCAATGGGTGTATTCGCATATACAGAGTTGACTTCAAGATTAGTATCGTTAGAGACTTCTCGTGAGTTGTTCGAAAATGATTTGCTTAAAAAATCTGAACAGGTCCCTGTGGATCAGGAGCAACATTTTTTATTGGAAGATTTGTATAAGTCCGTAGAGAAGATGGAACAGACTCAAGAAATGAATATGACAAACAAAGTAAACATACAATTTTTAAGAGATCAATTAGAAAAAGCATTAAAAGATATTGAAGATTTAAAAGATAAGGTAAGAGCAAATGGCAACGGGACGCATTAATAGACAAATCATAGATTACATCGATTCGATGTCTAAAAAAGCAAAACAGATGAAATTTGTTAAAGATTTAAAAAAAGAAGTAGAAACTGGAAAGAATGGCACACAAAAATATGTAATTAAGGAAGGATTAAACAAAGGTAAAACAGTATGACAGAGTTAGTGGTAGCTTTACTTATGATTGTACAAGGAGAGATTAAGGAAGCACGTATACAAGAGTCTATGTCTGAATGTTTAAAAGGTAAAAGAGTTGCTAAACGTCAATTAAAACCTGAAGGACATGTCAAATATCAGTGCATAAAATCTATGGCAGAATTAGAGTCAAATATTGATGGGTCAAAATCAATTAAAAAGTTAATATTAGAATAGGAGTTTTTATGAATCTAAGTCGTAATTTTACACTTCAAGAATTAATCAAATCAGACACAGCAATACGTAAAGGAATTGATAATAACCCCAATTCTGATCAAGTAGAAAAATTAAAAGCACTATGTGAAAATGTATTACAACCAGTCCGTGATCATTTTGGTAGAGTCAAGGTGACCAGTGGATTTCGTTCACCTGAGTTATGTGTTGCTATAGGATCAAGTTTGACCAGTCAGCACTCAAAAGCTGAGGCAGTCGATTTCGAAGTTTTAGGAGTAGACAATGCAGAAGTTGCTGATTGGGTAAGAATGAACTGTGGGACAGATCAATTGATCCTCGAGTACTACACACCGGGAGAACCTAACAGCGGATGGATACATGCAAGTTGGGTGCCTTTTCAACCAAGAGCTCAATACATGAGAGCATACAGGGATCAAGACACTAAAAAAACAAAGTATTTACCTATAACTGGTAAAGCGGTAGACTTAACTTAATGGCTATTACAAGAGGACAAATCCCAAGTTTACTAGAACCTGGTTTAGGCAGAGGTTGGGGTAAAAAAACAAGAAAAGAATTTGCAGTAAAAACTAAACCAATAAAGGGTTTAAGTTCTTATTATTCAGATCTATACAAAACACCAAAAACAAAAAAAACCAAGGTCTAGAAACCATTAATCTAAAATGGTACAATAAACTACATTGTACAATTTAAAAAGAGCTTAGACACTATGACTAAATTATGTGCTAGGGGCAAAGCCGCGGCTAAAAGAAAATTTCGAGTATATCCTTCAGCATATGCTAATGCTTATGCTAGTAAGATATGTGCTGGTAAAATTAAAGACCCAAGTGGTGTAAAAAGAAAAGATTTCAAAGGACCTAAGCCAGCTGGTAAGGTTGTTGGTGGTGAGGCTAAAATTAAAAAAGTTATAGGTGGTTTAAAAAAAGCATCTAAAACACATGCAGCTCAAGCTAAAACTTTACAATCAGTTGTAAAAGCTTCTGATGGACAATTTGCACAAAAATTACAATCTTATGATGGTAGCTATATGAGAGGCGATTTAGCTGGTCATAAGGTATCAAATAAAAGTTTAACAAATTATTACAAAGGAATGATCGATGGCTAAAAAAGCAAAAGATGTTTTAAAGAAATATAAGAAAAAAGAAAAAACATTTGATAATCCTTTCGATGCAAGAAAATATGGAGATGATATTGATGCAGCTAATTATAGAGAACAAAAATCTCTTGAAGCTAAAGGTCTTATGTGTGGTGGAGAGGCTAGAGGAACGGGAGCCGCTATCAGAGGTAAAAAATTTGAAGGAGTATTTTAATGGGTAGTAAAAAAAATTTACCAGATTATTTAAAAAAAACACTCAAAGGAACTACAGTAGGTGGTGGGGTAAATATTTTTGATGATGAATATGTAACTTCTCCAAAAGCTACTGTAAGTATAGGAAAAGGTAAAACATCGATTTCTGGTGGGATAGAAAAACCATTCAGTAAAGTAAGTAAAGAAAATATTAATAGTGCCATATCACTTGGTATAACTAAAGGGAATATGGAAGAGGGAGACTCTTCTGAATTTTCACTTACAGGAACAAAACAAGGAAAAGCTAAAAATTTAGGTTTTAGTTTTTCTAAAAAATTTAGTGGTGGTGGAGAAGCCAGAGGTGGTGGAGCAGCCATCAAAGGAAAAAAATTCCAAGGCGTATTCTAATGAGCCTTAAAAAGTGGTTTAACGAAAAATGGGTAGATATAGGATCACCCAAAAAAGGAGGAGGGTATAAAGAATGTGGAAGAAAATCTGCAAGTGGATCAAAAAGAAAGTACCCCAAATGCGTTCCTGCTGCAAAAGCAGCCCAAATGACATCCTCGCAAAAGCGTTCTGCGGTTGTAAGAAAAAGAAGTAAAGCACAAGGAGTTGGTGGTAAACCAACAAATGTTAGTACCTTTACCAAGAGATATTATGGTGGTATGATAGAAATTTAAGGAGAATTATTATGTTAAAAGGCAATCAAAAAAAATTAGATAAAAATAAAGATGGTAAAATATCTGGTGAAGATTTTAAGATGATGAAAAAAGATGCTGGAGGAGCTGCAGTTAAAGGGATGGGTGCAGCAAGATCATCAGGTATGGGTTTACAAGACGAACAATTAATACCGGGAAAGACTTTAGACTATTATAAAGATATAATGTAATGAATTATGGCAACGTCAGGAACTACAGTATTCGATTTACAAATCGATGATATTATTGAAGAAGCTTACGAGAGATGTGGCTTACGAACTAATAGTGGAAATGACATAAGAAGTGCTAGAAGAAGTTTAAATCTTTTATTTTCAGAATGGGGAAACAGAGGTGTTCACCTTTGGAAAGTAAATCTAAATCAAATTATATTTACAGCAGGAGTTGCAACTTATTCTGTTCCAACTCAAGTAAATGATGTTCTTGAAGCGTATATATCTTCAACTGGTGCAGTGAATGGAACTCTAAGTACTGCTTTAACAAATTCTGCTACAAGTATTGTTTTAACTGACGGTTCTGCGTTTGCTTCAAGTGGCACAGTTCAAATTGGTTTAGAATTTATTACATACACTGGTAAATCTACAAACACATTAACTGGAGCTACAAGAGGAGCTTTAGGTTCTTCGGCAGTTGCTCATGCCTCTGGGGTAGCAGTGCAAAATATTACTGGTCAAGGAACATCTTCAACTCAAGATATTGCATTAACAAAAATAGATAGATCTGCTTACTCTGCGTTACCAAATAAATTAGCAACTGGTCAACCTTCACAATATTATGTTAACAGACAAACACAACCAACTATAAGTGTTTATCTTGCACCAGATGCTTCTACTTATACAACTTTAAAATATTATTCAATTGATAGAATTGAAGATGCTGGAGCTTTTACTAATAATGCAGATGTTCCTTTTAGATTTCTACCATGTATGTGTTCTGGTCTTGCATATTATTTATCACAAAAAAGAGCACCAGATAGAATACAATTATTAAAACAATTATATGAGGATGAGTTATTAAGAGCATTAAATGAAGATGGTTCAAGAACTTCTGTTTATATTTCTCCTCAAACTTATTTTGGAGATGGTGTATAATGAGTTTTGCAAGTGGAAAAAGATCAAAAGCAATATCAGATAGATCAGGTCAAGCATTTCCTTATAGAGAAATGGTAAAAGAATGGAACGGTTCTTTAGTACATATATCTGAGTTTGAACCAAAACACCCACAACTTGATCCACCATATCACAAAGCTGATGCTATAGCTTTACAGAATCCAAGAACTATGAAGTTTCAACAACCTACTGATATATCAACTATTAATCCACAAGCTCCAAATGATAATACAATTGCAGATTCTGGAGGAATTTTTGTTGGAGTTGCTAATTTAACTTTACCAGGTGATTTTGCATTTATTAATCAAGGCACAAGTGCTATGATACCTGCTGATCCATCTTTACAAAATAGAAGAAGACAATTAGATTCGTTAATTGGAAACACAACGGTGAGTATTACATAATGGCTACAACTTATTCAAATTTTTTAACTCAAGTAAGAAATTATACTGAAGTAGATAGTAATGTTTTAACAGATGCTATTATACAAGATTTTATTAGATCTGTAGAATTAGATGTTGCTGGCAAAGTTGATTATGATGATCTAAGAAAATATTCTACGTCATCTTTTACTGCTTCAAATAGATATTTAAGTTTACCTGCTGATTGTATGATCATAAGATCTATTCAAGTTATCGATAGTAGTAATGATAGAACTTTTTGTGAAAAAAGAGATACTAGTTTTATATCCGAATATAATAATTCTGGAGCAACAGGCACTCCGAAATATTGGGCAAATTGGGATGATTTCACAGCTTTAGTAGCACCTACACCAGATTCTGCATATACTGTTCAAATCAATTATATAATTGATCCACCACAGTTTACTTCAACAAACAATACTTTTTTATCTACTTATCAAGAGTCGATGTTATTACATGGAGTGTTGTCTGAGGCTTTTAGATTCTTAAAAGGACCAGACAATCTATACAACCTCTATCAAACAAAGTATACTGAAGAAGTACAAAATTTTGCTCTACAACAAATGGGCAGAAGAAGACGTGCAGAATTTGATGATGGTGTTCCAAGAATAAAAATTGAATCACCATCTCCATAAATTTATAAAGGAGAACAATTATGGCTATAACAACAAACGCAATCTGTAATTCTTTTAAAAAAGAATTACTTCAAGGAAAACACGATTTTGATACATCATCTGATACATATAAATTAGCGATGTATACAAGTTCAGCAACTTTAGGAAAATCAACAGAAAACTATTCTACGGCTCAAGAAGTTTCTTCACCATCTGGATATTCAGCTGGTGGTAAAGCTCTTGTAAATCAAGGAGTTAAAGTTTCATCTTCAGTTGCAATAACTGATTTTGCTGACTTATCATTTACTGGTGTAACTCTTACTGCAAGAGGAGCATTAATTTACAATACAACTACAGACGGTGGTTCAAGTACTACTGACGCAGTTGCTGTATTAGATTTTGGTTCTGATAAAACTGCAACATCTGGAACATTTACTATTCAATTCCCAGCATTTACAACATCTGCTGCGATATTAAGAATAGCATAATAATTATGGGAGCCCGATCTAGTGACAACAAAAACATTTACTGTTACAGTTTCTAATCCTGGATCGGGCAACAAATATTATTTAGATAGTGTACTTACCCCTACTATCTCATTAGCAAAAGGGGCTACTTATAAATTTGATCAATCTGATGCATCTAACAATACTCATCCCTTAGTATTTTCATCAGATTCTGGAAACTCAACTCCATATACAGATGGAGTTACTACAAGTGGGACTCCAGGACAATCAGGAGCTTTTACACAAATTGTTGTAGCAAATACAGCACCGTCTTCAATATATTATTATTGTTCTAATCACGCTGGTATGGGTGGCCAAGCTAATATTACTTCAGATACTTGGGGTGCATTAGAATGGGGACAAGGAAGTTGGGCAGCTCAAGGAGATGTTGGTTTAACTGCAACTGGATCACTTGCAACTTTTAGTATTGGAAACATTACAATCGATGCTGACATTCAAGTTGGTTGGGGTGGAGATACATGGGGTGAAAATGAATGGGGAGACCTTTCTGGAACTAATCCTATATTAGCTGGACAACAATTAACTTCTTCAATTGGTTCTGTATCAGAATCAATTGTTGCTGAAGGTTCAGTAGATGTTACTGGAATACAATTAGCTTTTGCAACGCCAACTTCCGTTGGTGGTACCTCTGTAGATTTAACTTTAACTGGTTTAGAACTTACTTCTGCTATGGGAGAAGAAACAATTGGTATTGGAGCCAATGTTACTGGATCACAAGCAACAACTACTGCGGGATCAGTTACTATTGATCCTACTTTTTTAATTGGATCAGGTTGGGGCAGAGATACTTGGGGTAATTTAGGTTGGGGTGTAAATTATTCTGCGTTAGCACAAATGAGTGCTTTAACTTCTACAATTAATTTCCCAGCTGCAAACGCCTTCACTGATGTAGAAGTTTCTGTTAGTGCACCAGCATTAACAATGACTTACGCAAATCCATCATTCTCTATTATAAGTGATGTTGGTATAACTGTACTTGCTTCTGAAGATCAATTAGATTCAGAAGTTGGATCAATCGCTTCTGTTGTTGGAAATACAAATATTCAACTAACTGGAATACAAGCAACTATGTCAATAGGAGCCACAGTTGGTGGATTAAAAACTCCAGTAGATGTAACTGGAATTCAAGCTACAATGAGTTTAGGCACAACGGCTCTTGTACAAACAACAGTTGAACAACCGACTGGAATTCAAGCTACAATGAGTCTTGGACAAACAGAGGATATTCCAGGTCAAAATCAAGGTGTTGCTGGACAACAATTATTGTCATTAATAGGTCAAGCAACTGTCACTGGTATTGCAAATGTGACTGTTAGTGGTATAGAATTGACAAGCTCAGCTGGTAGTACTAATATAACAGCATGGTCTGAAGTAGATCCAGGAGTAAATAATGTTTGGTCAGAGGTTGATCTAGCAGCATAAGTAAGGTAAAATTATTATTATTTAGGAGAACAAAATTATGGCTTCAAGTTATTCAACAGATTTAAAATTAGAGCTTATGGTAACTGGCGAAAACGCTGGTACATGGGGTGATAATACAAATGAAAATTTAAAATTAGTTCAACAAGCAATAGCTGGTTATGAAGCAGTTGCATTAACAAATGGTGGAACTGTAGCTCTTGCAATGTCTGATGGTGCATTATCAAATGCAAGAAATATGGTAATTAAATTTACTGGAACCTTAACAGGTGCATCAGTAGTAACAATTCCAAATTCAATTGAGAAATTTTATATTTTTGATTTATCCGCAGTTGGTGGAATAACTAATCTTACAATTAAAACTGTAAGTGGAACAGGATTTACTCCTGCTGAAGCAAAAATAGTTGCAGCTTATTCTGACGGAACAAATTTAAATGAGATAGCATTAGACACATTAGGTGGAACTATAGGAACTGCACAAATTGCTGATGATGCAGTGACTAACGCAAAAATAGCTGATGATGCTGTAAGAGCCGCACAAATTTCAAACAACGCAGTCGTAACCGCAGGAATTTTAGATGCGAATGTAACTACGGCTAAAATTGCCGATGACGCAGTAACGACAGCCAAAATTTTAGACGACAATGTAACTGCTGCTAAACTAGCAGATACTGCAGTAAGTGCAGGATCTTATACACTTGCATCAATTACAGTTGATGCTCAAGGAAGATTAACTGCTGCCTCAACGGGTGCAGCTGGTGGAGCAAATATGATTCAGACTAGAG